CAAGCTCAAGAATCTGTAGTTTATGAGTAATATCTCTTTCGTAAATTTCTACGAAATCATACCCATCTTTAGTTAAATTATACCTTTGCTCAAGCAAATCGCATTTAAGTTCTAATTCTCTTTTAACTGTGCATAAATCCACATACTTTTTTTCATAATAAGCGGCGTCGTCTTTATACCTTTTTTCATCTAATTTAAGCTCATCGATTTCAGCGTTTTTCTTATCATTTAAGTTAACTATCGCTTGTCTTAAGTCAGCGTTTTCTTTTCCCGTTACCACTTGACTTTGTTCAAGTGTTTTAAGCTCAACAAAAAGGTCGTGATATGAACGTTTTTCCTCTCTTATTTCATATAATAAACTATCTCTGTCATTTAACAGATCTTCTATTTCTTCTAAAAGATCTTCTATTTGTGTTTTGTATTTCTTAAATATCACTTGTCTTTTCCTTTATTTAATTTGTAGAATTTCATATTTAACAAAACCCGAATTTTTATGGAAGGTGGTGGGGGATAGTTTTACTTAGGGCAAAGGTTTACCCATCAAAAGTTCAAAAGCCTTTTTAGCTTGCTTAGGAACTACGGCATTTCCTAGAGCCTTAAGTCTGTCCACCCTAAAGCGTATCCCATTAGTAGTTCGACAAATTTCGGACACAGCTTTTTGCCACTCGTATTTTGTTCGTTCATCATTATCACTTGCCACAATGTTTCCCCCCTTCCTTTGCTCGAGTAACCGTCTGTCTTTGACGCTCTTGGAGTAGGGAAAAGATAGTTCGGATAGCACTCCTTGTGAATCTGTTCCCTTAGATTCGCTGGTTTGTTTCTCCCCTTTCTTGTTGTTAAAAACTGCCTTCTCATTGCTTCCTTGCCTCTCAAATTCATGTGATCCATTGTATTTGGAGTAGCCCAGTAAAAACCACCTTTTTCTTTGGTGTAATGCTCCGACGCTTGCAGCGGATATAACACACCATCTACAATCATACCCCATTTTGGCAACTTCTCTAACGACTCGAAGTCCCCCTTTTGAGGTGATTCCTGCGACGTTTTCAAGGAATATGAAAGCGGGCTTGACTTCTTTGGCCACGCGTAAGATCTCGAAAAACAATCCGCTTCGCTCGCCTTCCAAGCCTTTTCTATTTCCTGCAATGCTAATATCCTGGCATGGGAAGCCTCCATAGATGATATCGACCTTGGGAAGTTGATCTGTTGGTAATGTTCGTATGTCGTCCCAAATCGGTGCTTGGGGCAAATGTTCTTCTTGCATTCTCGACAAGATGACGCTTTGACAGTAGGGCTCGATTTCGCAATATGCGATTGGGTTAATGTATTCAGATAAAGCCACATCTAATCCTCCAATTCCCGTAAAGAGAGATAACCCATTAATCATTTAGTAGATCTTCTATTTTTTTTCTATTCCTGTTAAATATCATTTTCTATTTCCCTTTCTGTTTGCATACTTCACAATCTTTCTTTTCGTATCTATACATAGGCTCATATTCTTTGTCAACCAATTTGAAATCATATAGAACTTTTTTTTCATTGCAATGACAACCACTACTAGCAAAATACAAGCCAACTAGGATTGCAATAGCTATCATAGACAATTGAAACAACCTGAATCTTGTCTCTATTTTATAAGACAACTCAACATCATCTATAAGTTTCTTTTTATTTTGTGCTTGGGCTTTAGATTTCGATAGTTTCATGTTCCACTTTAGTTTGAGTTTTTGAGATTGAATGTACTTGTTTATCATTGATAATAACATTAATAACCTCACCTCCAGATTCTTCATCCGGTCGTTGCTTAAGTAGTACTTTTCCTAGATAGATTAGCATAGCGGGGTTACCTTTCAACGCACACCTAAACTGAGCCCGTCGTAAGCCCATTGTTCCGTGTGCTCTATTCTCATGCACTATATGATCATATCGACGCTTGATTGTCTCTCTAGAGCAACCCACTATAGAACCCATTTCTTCATAGGTACAATGAATTCTTGCTAGCTTGCCGAGTAGTTCTTCATCTACCTTGATCTTAGCAATCGTTCCTTTCTTAGTTCTTTTCTTTATCTCACTCATTTTATCTTTACCTTGTAACTAGCACTGTCAATTTTTTGTATAAGGGTGTCTAAAAGGGCTTGCGTACCCTCTAAATCGCTCATATTCTCAATCTTGAGTGTTACTATTGCGTGCTTCGGTTTATCTTCTTCTAGGGCTTCATTTAAAAGGCTTTCGGGATCTAGTCCTAAATCCTTTTCGGTAAACCCATACTCTATTAGTTCTTCCTCGTCCCACACGTTAGCCAAGATATCGAAATCCCACCCCCCCGTATTCTTGTTCATACGAATATTGAGTTCTTCTATTTCTTTTTCCGTAAGCTCTCTAGATGGAACTAAGCACTCAATGATATCGTGTCCTAGATCATGCATAATCTTTACCCGTTGGTGTCCAGAAATGATCTGATAGTCTTGCGTAACTATAGGCTTGTTGGTTAAGCCAAATTTCTCTAAGCTTTTCTTTAGGTTTGCGTACTGATCTTTTGAAAGTGTTCTTGGATTCTTTTCCAGTGGGCAAAGTAAGCCTATCGCAAACTCCTTGGATTCCCAGTTTATTGTCATAAGTTCCTCTGTATTGATCTTACCATTGTTAACCTTTAATTTGAATAAAATAACTTCTTGATATAAATATCTTTATTTTTTAGTATCTTGCAAAAAGGAGTTTACATTGTCTATACTACCCACACGTTCACAGGAAAAAGCCTATTACTATATCCCAAGCAAGAAAGATATAATTATTTGCAACGCTGCAACCTGCACTAAATGCCACGATGAAGTTATATCCGTCGACCCAACTACCTTTACCGCATGCAAATGCTCAAACGTACAGATCAAAGGAGGGTTGACAGAGATCTTCCACACTTGGACTGATCCCGAGTTCTACAAAAGACAGATCATTGTCATTGAAGATGATTCGAATATCCGAGGAGAAAGGAAGGTTACCCAAGTGGTTAGTAAACTTAAATTTATCGGCAATAGGCGTAAGATATGATCTTTAATAAAGCTTGGAAAATAGTTCATGTTTTTGCTATACTTTTTATCATCATCTCTACTGTAAAGATACACTGCTTATCACACCCAATAGATGTTGAGCTTATAGTTGAGCCTTCTACAGGCTTAGATACTGGAACTAAAGAAATCGAGTTAGAAAATGGGGAAAAAGTATCTGTTTACGACGCTTAGGCTAAAGCTTTTGTTTATAATTGGCGTGGTGTGTCTTGTCTTAGGGCAATGTTTTATTTTTGAGAGTTCAAAGGTTCAGTTTATTAAAACACCCGATGGATTTCCATCTATAAAGACTTTGCCAAATGGAACGCAGGTACGGGTGTATGAGTCATGAATTGTGTTCTAGGTTCTTTATGTCTTTCTTGAGGTACTCAACATCCAACTCTAAGGAGGGAACTTTTTCAGCGTTCTTTTGCAGTCTTTTAATATCACTTCTTAAAGACAATATAGAAAAAAAGCCAAAAAGAATTGAAGTATAAAGAATAACGCCGATTATTTGGAATCCTATAGTACAGTACATGCATCACACTCCTTGTAAAAATATCATTAATCGTTTTCATAATAGCCTGAGATTCTTCTTTTAAGTCGACAGGCTCATAGCATGAATACTTTTCTTGTCCTTTATAGTAAAACTCTAAGTCAACATAATCTTCATTTCTAGTCATATGTACTTCTTTATGGATAACATCTTACTATAAAACAGGATTTCAAACAACCCCCTAGATGATTGAGGTATGTATAAACCTTCATTTACCATAAAGTTTGATCTAAGGGGTTAAATAGGCTTTCAGAAACACCCCTAGAATCGACTATCTTAGTTTAGATGAGTTCTAATATAGTTAGCTTGATATAGGGGCTACATGATAGCTTAAAACTCTTTTAGTACTCGATGTTAGTATTTCCTTTAGACTGTAGTACTTTGCCTATTCCTTTTAGAGTGGTATTTTGCTCTTTTAGGCCTTGGACTACCTCTTTCATGGAAGAAGCAATTTCCCCGATGTTTACGTCCATTTGCTTTATGTTCCAAGCTATGTACTTTAAACTTTTTTCTGTAGTTGGTAACTCTGAGTTTGAATTTTGATTGTTGTTAGTGTTAAATGTCATTTCTTTTCCTGTGGTTGTAGTACTTCTAGTATCTCATAATCTTTCATTTTAATATGCTTGATATCTTCCTTTTTGAAATTGCCTTCCTCTATGGTAGATATAGCCTCATATTCATACTGTGCTTCTATCTCAATGATATAAACGATTTCGCTTAATACTTTAAACCTAAATTTTTGTTTTTTCACTGCCTACTCCTTTGCCTGTGAAATATAGAGGGGCTCTTATCTTCATAAGTCTTTGTATATTAAAACGCAATGCTTTTTGTTCGTCTATAAGATCTAGTCTTTCATCATCTGAAATTTCGTTGTCCACAAGATTTTCTTCAACGCTTTCTAAAAGATTTTCCATTTCCTCAATCTCTATAGTCAAAGAATTCCTATACTGAAACTTAATCTCATCTTCTTGAAGATTAAAGAAATTATTTGCCATCTCTTGAACCGTATCCCCTTCCAGTTCTTCACGATACCATACCCACGGGCAACCGAAAGGATTAGGGGTAAGGGTGTCGTCCATATCAAAATTCCAATTATCATAAAAGTAATCGTAAAAATTTTCTCTTTCTTTCTCTGTTAAATCTATAGCTAACTTTTTCATTGTCTTACTCCTTGTGTTAATGTTTATTTTTTAGTATTAGTATTGCACGGCATAATTATCACGCCGGTATTTTTACAAATAAACGGCTTGCTTTCATCTTTGCCAAAAAGCTCTATAACCCCAAAATGTATAATATACTGATCTTGAAAATAAACCGTTTCATTGTCTATTGGGTTTTCAAACATTCTAGCGTAAAAATTCCCTAAGTCTAAAATATGATTTGTTTTAATAAATCTCTTTGTTTTTTCTTCTATGGTTCCAAAACTTCTTTGTATATTAGGGTTTTTTGCTATAGGGCTATCAACACAGTACTTAAAATCATCTTTAACAATACTTCTAGGAACTGCAAACTTTCCATTTGTTATAAATTCTTCATCATAATAATAAGGTACGCCGTGTGTTGTTCCACTAAATTTAGAAGGAAGTGATAGTAGTTTCGTTTTCATACTATTCTACCTCAGTGTTAGCTTCATAACCGAAAGATTGCACAGCACTAAACCATAAATCCATATTATTTAATTCAAGTTCTAGTTGTTCTTCAAGTTCCATTTCTTTTAGTTCTTGTCTAAGTTCTTGTCTAAGTTCTTGTATTGTTATCATTGTCTTACTCCTTTGTTAAAGTGTTGTCAACATTATGACACACCCTAGCAATTAAGTCAAATCTGGTTAACAGAAATGACTTAAACCATTAAGTGTGTGTATCTTCTTCACAATCTTCACACGGTGGAACTTGAGCCAAGTTTTCCCTTAAAATGATATGCATAAGCATTGCATTGGCCAGATTATCATGATCAGACATAAGAAAAGCTATCCTGATAAGTTCTTGTAATGCATTTTCCATAAAACCTGCAGCATCACCATTTGGGAACTTACTTATATAATGCTCACTGAGCTGTTTAAGAGCGTGTCTAATTAAATGCCCCTCACACTCTTTACCGCAACAATTTGAATCTATTTCTTCTATAATATCTATAATAATATTTGTCATATTCTTACTCCTTTGTTAAAGCCTCCTAAGAGGCTTGTTCTATAGCACTATCTTAAAACATTGTTTATATTAAGCAAATGATTTGGTAACCATGTTCATATAGAAGATTTAATCCAGCCGTTTTATGCGAATAGCTACCATCTTCATGTTCGATTTTGACTTGGCAATTATCTACTAATTCTAGGTCATAGAATTTAGCCCCACTTAAAGCACACGTGAATTTATCATACCCATACCCGCCGGCTTTACCAGCATGCAAAAGTTTAAACTCATCATATAGTTCTACAGAACACACACCATTTTTAGAATAATGTGATATAACTTTTCCAACATATTTATCGTCTTTTAGTATTACTTTAACTTGGATTGTGCAATCGGTTTTGTCTGATATTCTTTTCATTGTCTTACTCCTTTTGTCATAATGTTTGATATTGTTGCCAACAGTATGACACACCCCAACAATTAAGTCAAACGCGGTTAACGGAAGAGGCTTGTTTGTTTTATCACCAGTCATTTGTCCGATTTATATTCTCTGCAAAGACTAATAACTTGCTCAAAATTCTTTCTTAAACAATCTTCCCCGACTGTAAAGAATTGTGCTTCAATAGATATTTGAAAGTAATAAGACATTATTTCAGGAAGACTTTCTTTCTTTAAAATCTCATCTAATTTATTTTGTATTTCTTTCGTACTCATCTTACAAACGTCTAAAGTTCTTTCGTCCATATCTCCAATCTCCTATCAATGTACTTGTAAAACGATATGATTCTTATGTTATTTAAAACCAATGACACACCTAGAGATTAAACGCAAGAATAAGCCTCAACTATCTGATCTGCAAGATTTTTACATTCTTTTTCTGCAAACTGAAAGTTTCTATATATATATTTTTTGTCTTTAAATAACGAAATCAATCGTTCTTTATTTCGTATTATAGAATCAAGGTCGGATAAAATAGCTTTTATAGTAGAAACTTCGTGGTGGAAGTCGTAGGGAATTAGATCAACTCCACTGCTATCATCATGTCTACAGACGGTAGTAAATCCTATTTTTAGTCCTACTTGATAGAAAATTCCATCGTAAACTTTGCACACGTCACTATCATATAGTTTTATATCATTCCAAGGGTGATCATCTGGAAGATAACAATATCCACATAAATTTCCATAACTATTACGCGAAATTTCGCAAGCAATTGAGTTATGTTCAAAGAACGCTTGATCTGGTTCTTCAATCCACTCTCCATAACCAAATAATTCTAGTTTTTGTTTAGTGTTGTAAAAATGAATCAATTTCATGCAGTTATACCCACTACTATGCTTGCAAATGTATATTCCTTGTCCATTTCTTTCTTCCTCTCATTAAGTTATTTAAAACCAATGGTTTACACGTCTGATAATACTCATTATGTTGCATTGAAAGCACACAATATTTCACTATAGTTTTAAAGGGAAGTCTTAATCATATAGCCCCGGATTATTTCCTTCAAGGAAATCTTTAAATTCTCTCTTAAGCTCAAGCAAAGTAAATGTTAAGTCAATAAAAGATTTTTTAGTGCTTTCATTCCCTATTTTTTCATTTAAAAACTTCTTATATTGTATTTCGTAAGGTGAGGGTTGATCTTCTTGCCAACTTTTAAATTCTTCATGCATTTTTTCGAAGTTCATTATTTTGTCTCTTTATAGGGTTCAGGATACCACGGCTTGTAGCAAGAGTTTTGCTTAATTGCTAACATACAATTACATATATTCTCCTCAGCTACAGAGATTATTTTAATCACATGTTCCATATTTTTTTCATACTCACTTACTTTCTCGACGGTTTTTTCATTCATTAGCTGAAACTGGTTGAACTTAAGCATGTTCTTGTTAATTTCCGAAAGTACCTTCAAATTAGTTTTAGATATAGACTTAACAATCTCAGCAAGTTCGATGAGTGTTTGTTTTTTTGTTATTTTTTCAGACATACGACACCCGCATCTATACAATTGATAATTCGCTCTTTCATAAGGTTAGTCGTGTTTTTTGAATTTAAAACATAATCAATAAAACTGATAGGCTTAAAAACAATGCAATTTAACCTATTTCCAACCTTAGCTAAACTGAATATTTCTTTATATCTTTCTTTATCGAACCTTAAAATAGATAAATGTTTTTTGTTGAACCAGCTTCTTCCAAAAATAGGATAATTTCTTTCATTAAATTTGAATAAGAATTCATCTATAGATATATAGTTATTATCGACAAGAATAGGTTCATGTTTTTTCTTATGTTCATTTTTTTTAACATCGTCTTTCTTTTTTGTTACCTGATCCTTAGATGGAAATGAGGAAAGATAGAAGTGTAACGACCCTTCCAGGATATCACAAACAGCCTTCCTAATAAAAGGTGAGGCTCTAGTCTCATCATTCTTGAATTGATCCCACATTTGTTCGATTCTGTATATTCTTTGAGGTAAATCAAGAGTATCTAAATGGTTTGGGATATTAACCATTTTCCCCCTCGTCTAGGATCTCTTTCTCAAACTCAGTTACTTCCTCTAGATCTTTTGGGGCATTTGCTGCTAATGTCTGTTGCACGTATTGTATATACCAGCCCATCTGGTTTAACATGCTTGCACTTAACAGGCTTTTAAGCTCAGTATTAGGTAGCCCGTTATATATCTTGCTAACATCTTCTGTTTTCATTTCTTTTTCCATAATAAATCCTCTTTGTTTTGAATTAATTTATCTCGTGGTATAAAAATTCGTCGTCTTGTTCTACTGACACTTTCATTCAGTAGTCCCGAAATATTCCCAAATCTTGACTAATGTACATGGAGTTTCGCTATATCGTTTTCGGATATTTAAATCAGTGACTAGGCTATCATCTGAGTAAAATATTTCTTTTAGAGCGTTAGTAACTAGGTATGCGTTATTGTCAACATCGGGTCTAGTTGTAGGCAAGACGACGTGATCTAGCATTTTTTGTGTTAATGCTTTAGAAGCTGATTTAGGTATAGGTCTAAAAAAGGTTAGATCCATTACCGTTGCAGTCTCTATAATTTGTGTAGGTTTGTACTGTTTAGCTATTTCTTGTATGTATAACTTATCTTTATAAGAGGGATCATAGAACCTACCACGGCTAATCATGGTTTGCTTTTGGACTCTAGGATTACCAGGTATTTGAAAAGTATACATTTATCTATCTTTGTTTCAAATCCTGGGTTTACAGGATTGAATAAATAAATGCAATACTTTATGTGATATTTTTTCTAATCTTCTATGTAAAGATTATTTTTTAAGAGATCTAAAAATGATAATTCACTGTCTGATATTTGATTATTTTTAACTCTATTTCGGATTAACTCTAACGCCCCGTGAATAGACGATAAGTATTCATCTACCCGTAGAATAGAGATTAAATGTTGTGTATCTTCATTTTCATCAGCTTCAATTGTCATTGTGATTTTCATTAGTTACCTGTAGGTTTATGCCCATACGGACGGCTAATGTTTTAATATCATTTAATTTAATAATATACAAGAAGCCTATCTTTGTATAAGCGAGTTTGCTCGACCTTAACAGGTAATATACTCTATTTTTATTTACTCCTAAAAGGCGTGAGGCTTGATATGGGGATACTCTACCCTTTGCTATGTCATAGATCAACTCCCCATCGATTTCTTTACAGAGACTGTCTTTTCTAGCCCAACGATACTCGATAAAGTCTTTCTCACTAATGTAATACCGACCATTTCTTAGATCAGCCTTTAGCCTATTAGTCTTGATAGCCTTATATATAGCTTGCCTAGATACATTGGCTATTTTGGCTGCACCTGCCATTGACATGAAAAAATCTTCTTTTGACATATTTTTTTACCATTCCGTTTCTTCCTTAAGTCTTCTACCGTAACCTTTCCCTTAGTGAAATCTTCTATCCGTTGTGCTATATCTACACATGGCCTGCGTCCCTTGATATAATAGTTGACACTAGCTATTGATATTTTACACCGATAAGCTAATTCCATTTTATCTGTTTCGGGTAGTTCAAAGTATTCTTTTAGATCCATGTCTCTCAAAAGGTTAAATTTAATGGTTTACATGTTATAATGAAGTTAGGAAATTAATCAAGTCTTTTAGAAGTGTTGACAACAATTGGATAGATATAATAATATTGTGGCCAACATAAAACCCTGGCTAATAGCTTACCAATAACCAGGGAAAACAAATCAAATTTGGAGTAAGACATTGTTTAATCTAGAAGATATCACTAAAATTTATTTAGATCAAGTAGCTAGTTTATCTATAAAGATTTCTAAGCTTGAGAAAGAATTAGAAGATAAAAAATGGTGGTGTAACTATAAGCAAGAAGAGATTGACAAACTAGAAGCTTCTTTAAAAGATTCAAACCTATAGTTTACATATGAGAGAGCCAGATCTAGATCCGATAGAGGATAATCCATACGCTTTTGGGGAATACGATATAGAAGATGAAATCGCTAATATTTTCGAGGAGGAAATAGCATGAAAAGTGAAAATACAACAAAACTAGTGGAAGCACTAGTTAAAGTTCAGGGGCAATTAAGATCTGCTGCTCTTACTAAAAAAAACAGTCATTTCAATAGCAAATATTCAACAATTGAGGACGTCTGGGATGTATGCAGAAGGCCGTTATCAGAAAATGGTTTAGCTATTACACAAACATACGATTCGGCAGAGGGAGTAATCTATTTAATCACTACCCTAAGACATGTATCTGATCAATGGATAGAGAGCAAAATGCCATTATTATTGCCTAGACAAGATTCTCAGGCTATCGGTTCGGCAACAACTTATGCAAAAAAATACTCTCTTTGTGCCTTATTAGGAATAATATGCAAAGAAGATGATGTTGACGCTAACGATAAAGATGATGATGGAAATTCTTGTGCTGAAGAGAAACCCGCTAAGAACAAAAAGACTGATGATGATGGAAATTCTTGTGCTGAAGAGAAACCCGCTAAGAACAAAAAGACTGTAGAGATTAACACAATCACAAAAGACCAAGCATTAGAAGTTAAAGAGTTTTTAGACGCAAACTCCCAAGTAGCAATCAACTTTAAGAAAGTTTTGAACGAACGAAACATTACATCGTTAACTCGTATGCCCTTAGCTTTATATGAAACTATCAAAAAATCTATGTGTATCTCAAAAGATACCACCAAACAAATGGAGTTATAATATGCAACAAGGAACAGCCGATTGGCTAGAAATGAGAAGAAACTATATAGGGGCTTCGGATGCCCCTGTTTTGATGGGATTCTACAATTGGGGTAGAACTCCTAAAAAGCTATGGGAAGAAAAACTTGGATTAGGTGAAGATCAAGCCGATAATTCAGCCATGAAATATGGAAGAAACATGGAAGAGCCAGCCAGGTTAATGTATCAAGAAATGACTGGAATTGAAGTCGAGCCAGATATTGTTTTCCACAAGGAGAAAAACTTTCTAATGGCCTCTCTAGATGGGATAAACAAAGATAGATCTATGGGCGTAGAGATTAAAAACGTCTGCCTAGAAGATCATCTTGTAGCTAAAGACAACAAAGTACCGCCTAAGTATTATCCTCAGGTTATGCAACAAATGGCTTGCACAGGTCTTGATAGATGGCATTATTTCTCTGTTAACAACGGAGATAAAGCTTTAGTAGAAGTTAAGATGTGTAACGATTACATCGAACAACTTTATAATGCTGAAGATAAGTTCTGGGATCAGGTTAAGAACTTTATCGAGCCTGATCTTGTTGAAGCTGATCTTAGAGGCCGTGATGAAAATTGGGTCAAAGCAGCCCTCAGAGCGTACGATATTAAAAAAAGCATATCTTTACTCAAGAAAGAAGAGATAGAGGCTACAAACACCCTTAAAACGCTTTCTGAAGGCAAAAGCTCTGTGGGGGGATCATATATTTTCAAAAAAACATCAGCTTCTGGAACGATTAACTACAAATCAATCCCCGAGCTTAAAGATGTAGATCTAGAAATATATAGAAATCCACCCCAAGAGCGTTGGACATTAACTAAAAAGAAGTAGCTACCCTACTTTGTTCTGTCTCAAATGGAAAATTCAATTGCACCACTTTTGTTTTTTCTTTTTGAGATAGTTTTTCTTTCATCCATTTACTATACCTGTAACACCAAGAATTAGCATCTATAGCTAACTTATCTAGCTTAGATTGAAGATAAACTTCATCATCTTCATCTAAAAAGCCATTCTTATATTGTTCATTTGCTGCCTTTAGCAAGTGCAGTGTTTTTTCTTTTCGAAATTCTGCATGATTAAATAAAGCTCTAAGTTTTTTATTATTTCTAGTATGTTTTTTACATAACTCCGTGAATTTCTCAGGAGATAGATTTATATAACTTTGTCTTATCATATCAGCACCTCTCTTAATGGAAATGAATAATATTTAGATCATTCAAAAAAAGCAAGCAGAGATTCCTAAAAATACCTGCTTGCTGCCGAAACACTATGATTGAACTTTGATGTAATTGAGATTCTAGGTAAAGTATTTATTTTAGTCAAGGTCGGATAAAAACTTTTCCATATTAGAATCCTATATTGAATAAAAATTTACCAATTGTTAAACTTATTTGAGGAACTTTCGTCGTCATCTTGAGCATAAGGAGTGTAATTTCCAAACTTCACTATATTCCCTCTAAATGTTAGCTTTATATCCCTTGTTTCTCCATGTCTATTTTTCCTTACATAGATCTTAGCTAGGCCTACGTTTTCACCCTCTCTATCCATATCATCTCTGGAGATAAACATAATTTGATCTGCATCTTGCTCGATAGCACCACTCTCTCTTAGGTCGCTCAACATGGGGGTTTTATCAACCCTTTCCTCAATCTTTCTGGATAGCTGAGAAAGGCAAAGAATAGGAATGTCTAACTCTTTAGCAATATTTTTTAACATTCTAGAAATTTCTGATATCTCAACCTGTCTACTCTCTGGCCTGCTAGATGAGGAAGAAGGCCCACTGAGAAGCTGGAGGTAGTCTACTATTATTAATCCAACCCCATCGATTTCTTTCATTCTCCTGGCCCTTGATCTCAAGTCTGTAACTTTTAGTCCTGGTTGATCGTCGATTATCATTTTCTTTTGCTTTATATACTCTATCGTGGAGTTTATTTTTTGAAACTCGTTTCCCGTTATGCAACCTTTTTTAATCTGGGTAGCTGGAACTTCAGATTGAGAGCTTATTATCCTATTAACAAGCTGTTCAGCACTCATCTCTAGGGAAAATATACCTACAGGGATATCATTCTTAAAGGCAACATGTTCAGCTATATTGATAGCAAAGGCTGTTTTTCCCATTGCTGGTCTAGCTGCTAGGATTATTAAGTTAGATCGATTCAACCCATCTAAAACTTTATCCAAATCAATAAACCCAGTCGGTATCCCTGACATAACATGAGAAGTATCTCCATAAAGTTCATATTTTTCTTGCCTTTGAGCTAACTCAACCATAAAAGAAAGCTTTGACTTAGCTTTCTCTCCGCAAACTATATCCTTTAAAGATATCGCAGAACCTGTATTTTTTGTCTGAGAGATTTTAAAGAAACCTTCTTGAGCCTCATTTACAATATCATAAGGATCTTTAATCCCTTTAAGAGCTTGCTTTTGAGTGTTGTATGATATCTCAACGATCCTTCTAAGAGCTGCCTTATCTTTAACAGTATCTATCGCATCTTCAATAAACGATCCTGTCCCAACTCCCTGGACAAGCTCCGTCAAGTAATGCACTCCACCAGTCAAAATAGCCTGATCTCGTTTAATTATTTCTTCGGCAACCGTGTGTATCGCAACGTTTTTATCACTGGCATAGAGATATCTAATAACTGTAAAAATAAGCTTATGATTAGAGTAGAAAAAGTCTTCAGCCTCTATGGAATCTACTCCAATAGTCATGCTATCGAAATTGCCTAACATACATCCTAATACTATTTTTTCAGACTCTATAGAGCTTGGCTCTTTTAGTACATCCATTAATAAATCCTTAGTTCCTGTTTAATGTTATAATAGTCTGGATTATCGTACATTATTAACTCTTTTGTTTCAATCACTCTTATTCCGTCATCTTCTAATAAAAACTTACCTTCTGACTTGATTATCTCTCTTGCATGATAGGCATTGCTTCTATTTCTCTTGATCTCGGCTGCTGTTATAGGTTTTAGATATTTGCTTCCTGTCTTATTTTTTCTCTCTAACTCCTGGTGTTTATCGATTACCCACCTCAGAATTGACTTGTAGTCCCCTAACTTCCATTTGCTTTTAGGGGTTATATCCTTCCAGTCGCTTAGCATTTTATAGAAAGTTTGTGTTAACTCTTCGCCATGAGCATCGATAAGCTTTTGATGGTCTTTATCCGATGTTGATACATTCTTTGCTCTTTCTATTTTTTCTGAAGAAGAAGGAGCGGGCTCTCTCTCTCTTTTAATACTTGGTAACTCAGTACTTGGTAACTCAGTACTTAGTAGTTGGGCATTATCCGACCGGCGGTCGTCCGCGATCGGGTTTCCCGACTGCGGTAAACATTCTTTTAATTCTTGTTGTTTGTCTTCGTAAACAGTCCAGCCGCCAGACATGAAATGACCTTTTTCATTTTTATTCTGCTCTTTTTTTGCATAACCTTTTTCTACCAATTCATTAAGCCCGCTTAAGATACTTTCATATCCGTCCTTATTTATTTTCATTAGATATCGGGCATTTATATTCCAATCGTCTGGAAGGCTCATGATTTGAGACCACAAACCCTTAGCTTTACACGATGTGTTGGGATCGTATAAGGGTGAATTATTTAATATGGTGAAGTTTTTAGAGTGAGTCTTAACTCGTTTGATGGTCATTTCTTAGGTCTCCTTAAAGTTTTTTAAGGCCCCCGAAGCTTTCCCCTTGATCTAAATTTAATGAATCTTATATGATGATTAGCATTAAAGTTTTCGTAAGATCAAAGGGCCAAGAGTTTCGTAGCTTCGGGGCCCTTTTTTTTATATTGATAATTCTACGTATATAATCCTATAAAGTCTATAATTAAGATCTTCTTAAATCATCCCCGCACTACCTTCTATGCATATTTGTAAATCTTGTAAACAAGAATTTGACTTCCAAGATATAATTCCTTCCCAAAAGCTTTGCAGGCCATGTAACGCTACTCGTCAACGTATTTACAGAAACGGAACGGCTGAATATAAGCCAAAGGCCAAAAAACCACTCTACTTTGGCCGAGGATCCAATAAAGCATGTAACTGATGATAAAGTATGGATAAATTATTTTAATCGATTCTACATACCTTAAAACGCAAAAAACCCCAAGCTCTCGCCTGAGGTTCTTAAAAAAATATTATCAACGTTATTACTATGGTTTTATTCCACGGATAATATTCTACAAAAATAAAATAGTTTTCATTCAGAACATAACGGCCAACAGTTTCTTTCCCTTTGAGATGGCGGACTAACCTTTTCTTCTTTAATGGGCTTTTCCTCGGGTAATTCTTTAGGCTTGTCTTTAATCTTAGGTGTATGCACCTTGTGGATGATTACTTTGTGTGTTTTTCTATGGGTACACGAGCAAATAGAGAAAGAAAACAAAATTGATATTAAAAGTAGGATTTTCATGAGATTACCTTTTGTAAAAATGTTTTTTTTTATTACTTTGATATCTAGTCATGTGGTAGGAGACTCTTTATACATCGACTATTTTACTGAACATTTAAGTAAAGAGGTTGATTGCCTTAAGAAACAAAGAATTAAGGCATTTAAATCTCTTAGTGTTGAAGATGATTTATATACATTTTACTACTTGCTTGGGGCGGAGGAAGAAGGGCAAAGGCTCTTGCAAAAATATCTTGAGTATTGTATAAACGACCAA